GAACCGTTCGGAGTGACGTAAGTCGGCGCGCGCTGGCGGATGTAATCGCGGGGAAAACGGCCAGGCTCGCAAAAGAAACGGCTGCGCTCGAAAAGTGGGCCGAAGCCAAGGCGCGGGGCATCGAGTCTGTAGCGTGGGATTATATTTAGTTTGGGGAGGCGATTGTTTGGTACGGAAGATTTTTTACGGGGCATTAAACGGAGTTATGGCGGCTGGGCTTATTATTGCAGGGACCTTCGGGCTGACCGCGTTAGTTATGTTAGCGCTCAGCAACGAATATAGCTGGCCGGAGCGGTCGTTTGCAATGCTGATACTTGCCGGATCGGCCGCGATTGGGATTACGCACGAATTCGTCAGCAAACGGAAGGAGGCCGACGCCGTTGACGAAGCCTGACGAAATGTTCCGCGTAGGCTACTTCGCCTCAGACGCATGGTTTGGCGGTGGGTTTGATGATTTTCTCTCGTGGCTGGCGGCCGAACAACGAGAATGTCAGCCGAAGGGGTACGCGCCGCAGTCGATGTGGTATACGACGGGCTCAGCAGGTCTCAACGCAAAATACCCAACGTTCACAGACGCTTATGAGGCATGGAAGAAGGAGGCGGAATCCTACGGCAACGAAACGAAGTAGTAACGAACCGGCGGACATTTACTTCGGCCTGGACATTTCGTTAACCTCGCCGGGCTTTGCGGCAATTTCCGTTAAAAACCGCCGGCCCGCGCTGATTAAAACGGAGGGGATCGTCACGGACGCCAAGCAGCCGGACGGCCTCCGGTTCAGTCTCGTTGAGGCGCGTACGGTTACTTTCGTCAGCCAGTTTCCAGGGCCTACCGGAGTTATACGTGAGGATTACAAAAACCCGGCCTCGAAACGGCAGGGTCAGACGATATTCGGCGCGTGGGCAGCGGTGGATACGGGACTGCAGCGGTGCGGGCTCCGCGTTACGGCCGAGGTTAACGCGTCAACAGTTAAGCGGTTAGTCGGCGGGCATGGCCGCGCGGAAAAGGACGAAGTTGCCGCGGGCGCTAAACGTATTCTCCGGCTACCGGAGGATTACGAGTTCGCTACGAATGACGAGAGTGATGCGTGTGGGATCGTTCTGGCGTACCTTATCGAAAAGGAGCTGATTGACGTATGACTGATGTCCTGACGATGTTACGACGCGAACGTGACGAAATTGAACGCGCAATCATTGCCCAGTCTAGGCGGCTTACGGATTTAATCGTACGGCGCGACGACCTGGACCGTCGGATTGCGGCTGCCGAACGAAAGCAGGGAGGTGCGTACTCGTTTTAATCGTATATTATTCGCTCACCGGTAACATCAGGAGGTTCGTTCAAAAGACGAGTCTCCCTTACCGGGAGATTACGGACCCATACGTTGTAATTGACGAGCCTTATATTATCGTGACGCCTACGACCGGATTCGGCCAGATACCGCGCATCGTTGACGAGTTTTTACGGTACAATTCCGATGAGCTCCGCGGCGTCGCGGTATCCGGCAACGCGAATTGGAAGGGGAACTACGGAAAGGCCGGCGATTTGATTGCGGAAGAATACGGCGTACCGCTACTGCTCCGGTTTGAACTGGCGGGTACGGATGCTGATGTAGCGAACTTTAGAGCGGAGGTCGATCGGATATCAAGTCACATATCGAATTAAACAGCGAGATTATGCAACGGGACGAGTCCGGCTTCTTCAAACTAGAGGCGGACCAGGCGGCACTAACCGTATTCTTAGACGAAGTTACATCGAAGTCAAAACGGTTCCCGAATACGAAAACACGCGTCCATTGGCTTGTTGACAACGGGTATTACTACGACGTGTTCGCGCAATATTCAGACGATGCGATTAAAGGTGTACATTCCGAATGTTATTCGTACGGGTTCCGTTTCGCTTCGTATATGGCCGCGTCCAAGTTTTACAAGGACTACGCGCTGAAGACGGACGATAAGGCGGAATACCTCGAAGATTACGCGCAGCACGTCGCAATCGTGGCGCTGTACCTCGGGCAAGGTGACGCGGAGATGGCGTTGAGCCTGGCGCGCGGCATGATGGAACAGCGGATTCAGTCCGCGACGCCTACGTTTATGAATGCGGGCCGGGCGCGGCGTGGCGAGCTAGTTTCGTGCTTTTTGCTGGAAATGGACGATTCGCTTAACTCGATCAATTACGTGTTAGGAACGTGTATGCAGCTCTCGAAGATCGGCGGCGGCGTGGCGGTTAATCTATCGAAGCTTCGGGGCCGGGGCGAACCGATTAAAGGCGTGGCCGGCGCGGCAAAAGGCGTCCAGCCCGTAATGAAGCTGATGGAGGACGCGTTCTCCTACGCCGACCAAATGGGACAGCGGAAAGGCAGCGGCGCGGCGTATTATAACGTGTTTGGAGCGGACGTCGTCGAATTTCTCGATTGGTAAACAGTCGCCTCGCACAGCAATGTACGAGTGAAAACCGCGTGAACGCAAGCAAAAGCGGTGTGCTTCCTTAGTGGAAGTGCTAACGGTGGAACCTAAGGCGTTTAGCTATGGCAATACCGTGCCAAGACGGCAATAGAAAGGAGGGGAAATTATTGAGCGGTATTTACTGCATTTTTAATGAAGCAGACAGGCGTATGTATATAGGAAGTACAAATAACTTTGCTCGTCGAAAGAGCGAACATATAAGTGCCCTAAAACATGGGAGACATAGTAACAAGCATTTGCAATTAGCATACATTTCTGGAGACGCACGCGACTTCCAGTTCATTGAGCTAGTGCGATGTAATCGAGAGGAGGCGTCATTGCTTGAAGAAAAGGTATTAACGGACTTGTATTCATCTGGCCTTTTGTATAACTCAAGCCCATACGCTTCCGGAGGCGGTAATCAAGCACGGATGTGCAAAATGCGTGAGAAAATTGTACACCGCGGAAGGACCGGCGTTCCGGTAAGCATAAACACGCGTGCTAAAATGTCGAAGGCGCACACGGGAGGTAAAAGAAGCGCTCAGACAAAATCGAAGATGAGCGAGCGGAACGCGAACAACGTTAAAATAAGGGTCTATGGCAAGGTGTATCGTTCGATGTCGCAGGCCGCCTCGATGTTGGGGATTAGTCGTACGACAATTAATAGCCGGGTTAACTCGGATAATTTCCCCGACTATTCTCGTGAGCCGTAAGGTGTAGAGACTAATTGTAGGGCGGAGATTAGCACCGTCCGAAGCGCGCGGCATCCTTATGGATGATGATATAGTCCGGTCTGGCGGGAAACCGTCAAGTAACCGTGTAAAAAAATAAATGCAGATGAAAAAGTCCGTATCAAAACGTTATCTATCGGCTTAATCGTTCCAGACAAATTTTACGAATTAGCAGAAGCCGGCGAGGATTTACACGTATTTGGACCGCATTCCGTCCGTAAGGCCTACGGTCAGCATCTCGATGATATGGACATGACGGAAATGTACGACATGCTGCTCGAAAATCCCGCCGTTACAAAGCGGAACCTCGGGCCAGCCCGTAACATGTTGACGAGGATCGCGCAGACGCAGCTTGAGTCGGGCTATCCGTACATCTGTAACGTGGATAATGCGAACAGGCAGCACGCATTAAACGGACTCGGTCGCATAAAAATGTCGAATCTCTGCACGGAAATTTTTCAGCTCCAGGAAACGTCGACTATCGCGGACATCGGCGAGCCCGGAACGGAGTATAAACGTGATATTTCGTGCAACCTCGCCAGCCTGAACATTGCAAACGTAATGGCGACCGGTAAGCTCCGCGAGTCTGTCCACGAAGGTATGCGCGCGCTGACGGTCGTTTCCGATATATCTCGCATTCCGAATGCGCCGGGTGTCCAGCGAGCAAATTCCGAATTACACTCCGTCGGGCTCGGCGTCATGAACCTTAACGGATTCCTCGCGAAAAACGGCATACCGTATGAAAGCGCCGAGGCCCGCGACTTTGCTCGGACATTCTTCGCGGCCATGAACTATTATTCGTTGGAGGCTTCGGCGGCGATTGCGAAAGAGCGCGAGCAGACGTTTGAGGGATTCGAGCAAACGGATTATGCGAACGGGACGTACTTTGAGCGTTACCTGTCGGAGGACTTCGTTCCGAAAACGGAGCGTGTCCGAGAGTTGTTCGCCGGCATTACGTTACCGTCCCGCTATGAATGGGCAGCACTATCCGCTGATGTCTGTAATTACGGGCTCTATCACGCGTACCGGCTCGCGATTGCACCAACGCAGTCCATTTCCTATATTCAAAATGCCACGCAATCCGTTATGCCTATCGTTGAGCATATCGAGACGCGAACGTATGCTAACGCCACGACGTATTATCCGATGCCGTTCCTAGCTCCGGAAAACTTTTTCGTATATAAATCGGCGTACAACGTCGACCAGTTTAAGTTAATCGACATGATTGCGGAAATTCAGCCGCACATTGACCAGGGTATTTCGACGGTGCTGCACGTTAATAGTACGGTGTCGACGCGGGAGCTGGCGATGCTATACGTTTACGCGTGGAAGCGCGGGCTGAAGAGTCTTTACTATACCAGGACGAAGCGGTTATCGGTCGAGGAGTGTACGAGCTGCGCGGTTTAACTACGAAAGGAGGCTGATTATTTGATCGCTGTTAACTGGAATCAACCGGAAGACTACGTTTCAACGTTTTGGGAACAGAACATAGCCCAATTCTGGACAGACACGGAGTTCCCCGTTTCCGACGACTTAGCGGATTGGGCCGCTCTAACGGACGCCGAACGCGACGTCTATAAACACGTCCTTGCTGGCTTGACCGGACTGGATACGCTACAGGGCTCCGAAGGGATGCCGCTAATTGCCGCGCATACGGAAGACCGACGAAAGGCCGCGGTCCTCACGTTCATGGGCGCGATGGAACAAATTCACGCCAAGTCGTACAGCACGATATTCACAACGCTGATTTCTTCTGCGGAAACTTCCCGCCTGCTCGACGAATGGGTTCCGGCCAATCCGCGGCTTACGTTTAAGGCGGACGCAATTTCCCAATATTACCGCTCGCTGTTAAAGCCGGACCCGACGCCGAGGGAGCGATACATGGCGAAGGTTGCGTCCGTCTTTCTCGAAACCTATTCGTTCTATTCCGGATTCTACTATCCGTTGTGGCACGCAGGGCACGGCCGTATGACGGCATCCGGCGAAATTATCGACATGATCGTGCGCGACGAGAGCATCCACGGTCTATATGTCGGGCTTCTGGCGCAGGAGGATTTTGCCGTACTTTCGCCGGAGGAACAGGCGGCCGTGCTTACGGAATCGGACGAGCTGCTGGCGGAGCTGCACGCGAATGAAGTCGTGTATACGCGCGAAATTTACGGTGCGCTCGGGCCGGATTTCGTAGCGGACGTCATTCGTTACGTGGAGTATAACGCGGACAAGGCGCTTATGAACCTCGGTAGGGAACCGCAGTTTAATCCGGCCCCGTTCAGTCCGATTGTTCAAAACGCAATCCGGACGGATACGAAGAATCACGACTTTTTCTCGAAAAAGGGGAACGGCTACGTCAAGTCAACAAATGTTGTACCGATCCGGGACGAGGACTTTGCGGCTCTTAACGAAAAAGTTTCCGCAATGTGTGCGAAATAGCCTCCGCCCGTGGTTATATACGTGAAGCACGAAATCATACGAAGGAGGTTGACGAATAGTGAGCGATAAATTGACGGGACTTGACGTTCTGAATACGACAGGCGGCGGAATTGTTTCGGAACCGTACGAGTGGGCCGCAATCATGGCTGCGGTATTCACAATCATGGCGTTTATATCCGCTGTAGTGTGGCTGGGCAGTCGCTGCTCTACGTGGCGCTCCGCGACTACAACAGTAGCCTCGATAGCGGTAGTTACCGTAACGATAATCTTCGGCCGATATGACGTGACGGTCCCGATCGAGTACGAAGTAACCGTTCAGCCCGGACACGTTATTGATGCGGCCCGGTGGGAAATCGTTGAGCAACGTGGGCAAATTTACGTGATTGCGGAAAGGGAGGCGGAAGGCGAATGAAGCACGTATTTATTGCGGAAATAACCGTTAAACAACCGCTCGATGACGAGCTGGAAGAGTTGTACGCGGAGGCTACGGAAGAAAAGCGCGCGGAAGTAGCGGAGCATGCGCGCCAGGCATTCACGGGTTGGGCCAGTGAGACGGTCGAGGATGACGGCGAGGTTACAGTGAGCGTACGAATCGAGGAGGTCGTTTGATGCCGAAATTATACGTACTTGCTACCGTCGATGGCAGCGGAAATATCATTTCGTTCATACGCAAAGGCCGGAACAACGCTATAAGCGGTTACGACGATTTGGCATCGGCCAAACGCGGACTGGCGCAGTCCCGAGGATTATTCGCTCGATACTTGCCCACCGTAAAAGTCCGGATTGTTGAGGCGTCGTCGTTAAGCGTTATTCACACGGAGGAGGTGCCCGACAATTGAACGTTAAGTTAATCGCTCACACAGCGTTATCAGAAGACTTTCGGGATTCATTCGATTACGCAGACGATAACGGCTCGATCATTCGTAACCCGTACGATGACGGTCGCTACAACGAGAGGGCAGCAGTCGCCCTTACCGCAATCCGAACGTGCTACTCTCCGCTGAAGCCGACGGAAATCTTACCGGCCGAGGGCGCTAAGTATTTCGGTCAAGCTGCGTCCGATGGCGGGCCCGGTGCGGAATCCGACCGACTATTCCGGCATATCATACGTTCCAAACACGTCTCAACTTTGGAGCATATCACGTACACATTCGCCGTCGAGGGCGTTTCCCGTTCGTTACTGGCGCAGCTCACACGTCACCGGATCGGATTCAGCTATTCCGTTCAATCGCAACGTTACGTCCGGTTCGGCTCCGGCGACAAGTCCGGCGGAATGGACAGCGTAAAACCGCCGTCGTGCAGCGCAGACAAATACGAACCTCCCGGCGATTTTGGCTCGTCGGATGCGTCGGAGTTATTCGACTTTGCGATGGAGTATGCGCAAGAAATATACGACAAATTGCGGTCATGCGGCGTGCCTGCTGAAGACGCGCGCTATGTCCTGCCGAATGCCGCAACGTGCAATCTCGTAATGACTGTCAACCTCCGCGCGCTGCTCGAATTTTACGGGAAGAGGCGGGCCGGTTCCGGTGCCCAATGGGAAGTGTCGGATTTGGCCGAGCGGCTGCGTGAAGAAGTAACGAAAGTTGACGCTTGGACAACGAAATTCTTTACATCAGAAACGGAGGAATCGGAATAATGGCGAAATTAGCGAACGTTTTGGTGGCGGCGGATTTAACGTCGATTATGCACGGCGGGGAAACGTATTATCGGCTGGCTGAAGGAGAGAAGGCGCAGGAGGGCGACTTGTTTTACGTTACGAAGCATCGTTTAGCGCGGTACGTTGAGGTAAACAGAGTATACCGCGTTTGTGAGTACGAAAGGTTTGTAGACGAGGATGGGGACACGCTTGAATGTGTAATTAGCGGCGTTAGGGACGGGTTATTCTACCGAAAAGCTCCCGCAAAGCCTGCGTCTACAACTGAACTCCTCGCAGTCAAGCGCGCCGAGGTTGCGGAACTAGAGGCGAGATTGCGCGCTGAAATAACGGCGGGAGCCGTTGCAGTCGTAGTCGGTCCGGATGGTGACGACGAAACCGGCTCGATAGGTAAACTTGTCCGCATTGAACACGTAGACGAATCCGATTACGAAGGGCTGCCGTATCGGTGCGGGGAAATAGTTGGCGGAGACTCTAACTGGTATCCGTTCGCTTCGATTGAACCAGTCACGTACGAATCCGCCCGCGCCCGCTTAATTGCCGATGTTGACCGCCAGCTCGCAGCCGCATTTCCTGACGCTAAGGTGGCCGCATAGTTAACGTCATAATTGCGCTCATTACGTTACTAATCGCAATGTCAGCAGCAGCTCCGTCAGAAATGGTTCCGCTGGAGCCCGAATGGGAGGTGTACGAGGCTACGGCATACACGGCCAAGTGCGCCGGCTGCTCCGGAATCACGAAAACGGGTATCAACGTCCGGCAGTCGATCGTTGACGATAAGGGCCGCCGGATTATAGCGGTCGATCCCGAAGTGATTCCGCTAGGCTCGACGTTAGAGATTCGAATAGGCAACAACCTTGATAAGCCCGTGATTTCCATCGAAGGCGTGGCGGCTGACATCGGCGGTGCGATTAAGGGACGCAAAATCGACGTATTAATGGCGAGTTACGACGAGGCAATCGAGTTTGGGCGGCAGGACGTAGAGGTGCGGATATTGGGCGAGGCGGTAACGTTTGAAAAATAATATTCAATTGGAGGAATGACGAATGGTAAACGGAACAGAACAGGCGGTAACGGTATTAAAGGACGAAGTCCTCGGAATTGAGCGTGAGTATGTCGAGGTTAAGCGGGCAGCAGCGGTGGGCGAGCGGATTAAGATCGTTAGCGTAACAGAGTGGGATCAATACGATAAGGGCGATGTTTTTATGGTTGACCGCATAGATAATGACGAAGGGTTTGTGGGGTTCGTCGAATCCGATGCTGCTGCCAGTGTCAGAAATCCGGAAGGGTATATTACTCCGCCTGAGTACGTTGTCCTTGAACCGTCGGATATTGTCCGGATTAATGGCAATAGGTATTGTCTGCTTGACCGGGAAGCAGCGGAAGGCGACCTCGTAATTGTTACGAAGGTTAGCGCGGGTTACGCTTTCTTTACGGTAGGCGATATCGGAAGGGTGATTGACAATAAGTACGGAGGCGTGCACGTCAATTTTAACGGACAAGGTAACAGTCGCGTGTACGAATATGGGGAATGGCACGTAGGGATGTTGAACGGGAATAGCGCTTGTGCTGTACTCGAACCGGTAGCTCCGGCCAACACGCTAACTCCGCCGGCCGCTGAATCCGATATCGCGCTGCTTCAGCGTCAAGTCGGCGATATCCTGGCGAGAGTAACGAAGCTCGAACTCGACGTAAAAGTTGCACGGGAAGATATTGCACTGGTCGAAGAAGGCGTTACGGCGGATATTGAACGGTTAAAGCCGAAACCTGCTCCGGATAGTCGCGACAAAATCGTAGCCCGTGCGAAGGCTGACGTTGAGAAGCTTTCTACCGCACGTACCCGCAACGTTCCGGTAAATGGTTCGGCCACGAAAGCGGTGTTTAACCTGGGCCCCGGCCAAGACTACGTAGATTTTGTGGTGGACCGCGTTAAACGTACCGTTGTCGCGCTCTTGCGAACAGCTAGAGGGAATACCGTATGGGCGCGCGGCATCGCAAAAGCGGCCCCCGGCGATTGCTTCAACGTTCATATCGGCAAAGCGATTGCACTCCGTCGAGCGCTGGCGCTACCGATCCAAGCCGATTACGTTAATGCACCGCAGCCGACGGAGCCGCGCGTTGGTGATGTCGTAACGAGCAACGACGAGGCGCACGCAACCGCAACTGCCTCATACGTACCTATTGCGACAACAACGCTAATTAAACGCGCTCCCGAGTGCGACAACCGCTTCATACACGGAGTTGAGTGCGGCTTAGCGTGGCGTCACACGCATGATTCCGGGTGGATCGGCGATAAGCAATTCCGCATTATTGACGATAGCCGGGACGGTGCCGAAGCGGAGGTCTCGCCGAAATCTACCGGATTCAAGCCGGGCGACCGCGTACGGATAACGGGGAACAACGGTGTCAACGGGAACGGAGGGGGTACCGTCTGTCACGGCTACAAAAAAGGAGACATAGGTGTCGTTAAAGCAGTCTCGTCATCCGGCAACTACGAGGTTCATAGTGAAGAACGCGCGTATTATTACCAGTACGTAAGCCCGCAGAACGTGGAGGCTGCGTAATGACCGATCTCCCCAACATCGCCATAACCGGTCATCTCCGTAGTGGAAAAGACGAAATAGGCAATCGTCTTTCCCAACGTTACGGCTACGTACGATTCGCGTTTGGCGACGGAATCAAGGACGTATGTCGACGGCTATACCCAGACCAGTTTACGGACGCGGCCGGCAACGACGTAAAGCCCCGCAGCCTTCTTCAGGGCGTGGGGCAGGCGCTCCGGCAATTCGATCCGGACGTATGGGTACGACAATGCTTCGATAAAATTGCGGATCACAGCGCATACTCGCCCGGAGGTTATTACGGCGATACCGCACCTCGTCCCGTAGTAATCACCGACCTTCGCCAGCCGAACGAGTTTGAGCGTTGTAAACGTGAAGGCTTCGTCATCATTCGCGTAAAGGCTCCGTCGGCTCTCCGTATTCACCGAGCGGCGTCCGGCGGGGATACGTTTAAGCTCGCCGACCTGACGCACGAAACGGAATTGCACGTTGACGGATTCGCGGCCGATTACGAAATCGTGAACGACGGAACGCTGGACGAGTTACATGCGAAGATTGACGAGATTATGACGGAGTTAACGAATAGGCAACAGCACTTCGGCCCTCGTTAACTCCTACGTAGTCTCAGCCACGAATACGAGCCAGCCGTCTTGTTCCGCCGCAAATACGTACTTGCCCGGCCGCGCTTCGAGCTTTGCACGGTTATAGAAACGGCTGGCCGAGATATACCCGCGCTTATCCACGTTAGCAGCCGTTGGGTCCGCTGCATTCGCGGCCTGGCGGACGGCTATCGCGCGTTTCGTAGCGTCAAAGCCGAGCGCGACCCGGTTTCCCGCGTCAAGTCCGTACATTTTTACGATATCAGCCGAGAGCCGAAGCCGCTTCTGCGCGTCCGTGGCGATGTAAAGCGAAACTAACGGTATTTTTTCGATATTAAATTGATTCACCGTAATCCCCCGATCATGGACGGATTCTCAACGGAACCCGTCGATTTTGAAACGATTATATCACGAAAGGACGGCGGTAGCTATTAAGCAATACAACGTAACACCGGCGCGGCTGGCTGCTATTGACGCAAAGGAGGCGGCTTAGTAGTGATATACACGGATAACAAGGACTTTTACCCGACGCCGCGCGAACTATTCAATAATTTAACGGAGGGCTCCCGCCTCTACGGCCGCATACTAGAGCCATCAGCGGGTAAAGGCGACATTATCCAGCACATTCGAAATAGATACAGGCACGCGGAAATGCGGATTGACGCTATTGAGAATGACCCCCGGCTCGTAGACATATTAGTAGGCGCTGGCATATCGGTAGTTTGGGACGATTTTTTAACGTACGAGACGTACAAAGAGTACGATTTTATCGTTATGAATCCTCCGTTCTCAAATGGCGTTGACCACGTATTGAAGGCGCTGGAAATTGCAGAAAATCAGCTCTCGTATTGTGAGATTTTTGCGATAGTGAATAGGGAGACGATTGATAACGCATTTTCGACGAAGCGGCAGGAATTACTCCGAAAGTTAGAGTTATATAACGCTGAAATACGTTATGTAGACGGGGCGTTTTCTGATTCGGAACGAAAAACGGACGTAGAAGTGGCGTTAATTCACGTCAAAATCCCGAAGGATGGTGGCGGGAAATCCATTTACGACAAGATTCCGTTTTTCGCCGCGCAGGAGCCGTCGGCAGCCCTGACGGAGCTTGGAACAGCGCTGTCTACGCACGTCAAACCGTCGGAGCTGACAGAACGGCTGCGGGATATCGAGCGGCTAGTTGTCGAGTACGAGACGGCGGTAACTTTGGTAAGGGACGCGCACCGTACATCAGTCGCTAAGCAATCGTTTCTGCGTTATGTTTCTACCGTAAACGGTGGGCGGTCAAACTCGCTTGCCTATGTTGTTGAGACGCGCAAAGCGGTTGACTCCGGTGACTTGCGAGACGAACTCGATAAACTGCGGAGCGAGTATTGGAAGCTGATTCTCGGCACTGATGATTTCCGCAAAATGCTGACGAACGACGCCGTGGAGAAGCTGAACCGGAGACTAGAGTCGGTGGGCGAGATGGAAATCAACCTTACAAACATTCGTACATTGCTAATGGCGTTGGGCGCAAACCGGCGGGATATCCTTATCGATAGCATTGTGTCTATTTTCCAGCGTATTACAGATCGCCATATGACGAGTTATTCCAGTAACGTCCATTACTACAATGGCTGGAAAACAAACAGCTCATACAAAATCAACAAAAAGATCGTAATCCCTATTAAGTATTCAGCGTTTGACCGGTGGGATTTTAACGAGGATTATTTGCGAATTAATTACGCGGTGCGCTCGTGGGTAGACGACATTATAAAAGCACTACAACTCATAGACCCGGAGGTTAGCAGTAATTTCACTTCAGTCAGCCAGGCGGAATTCGCAAACGACACGCTCAGATTCAAAATGTTCGCTAAGGGGACGATTCACGTCTGGTTCAAGGACGAACGCTTGCTTTCTCGTCTCAACTATATCTGCGGTAGTCATTTCGGGTGGATTCCGTCGGAAGGCGAGCAGAAGGAGAGCGCTGAGGCCCGCGAATGGGTGGCGCGCGAGTTCGGCGATTTAGGCGAAGTTAGACTACTGAAGGAGGCGGCTTAATTGAAATTAACGAAATTTCCCGTAACCAGCCCGTCCGGTAACGATTATCGCGTGACGATTACGCTGGGCCATAGCGTTTGGCACCACAGTAAATACCTCGTTTCCGTATACGTAAAACGTGAGGGCTTTTTAGCCATACTCTCTCCGTTTAAGTCAGTAGGCGAGTATAAGCACCGTTTTGACGACGGTATTCCTGATTACATTGCGGTCGCCTCTGATGTAATCCGTTATCACGAAGAACAAGTCGCGGAAGAAATGGCGAAGACTGAGGCGGAGAAAGCCTTTGCGGTATGGGACGGAGTTATCACGAAAACAAACGAGGAGGGCGCGAATGGGTCACGTTAAAATCGACACGGAAAAGCAGTCCCGTAAATATTCGGAAACTTACTCGTTGTCCACGGCGGCCGGTGTTAAACGGCTGCTCCGTGACCGGCACCGGATAGCGGCGCGGCGTTTTAAGGGTGACGTGGCGGCCTCCGACATTCTTATCGACCTACACTCCGCTATTAATTCGGCTGGCCTAACGGATCGGCAGACGGAGGCGGTCGCGTGGGTTTACGGGGCAGACGTAACGCAGGCGAAGGCGGCCGAGATTATGGGGATTACGCGAGAAGGCGTTAAAGCACACCTTGAGGACGCTATATCAAAAATTTCCGTAGTCTACGAACGCTGGGAATACGAAGAAGTCACGGTAGAACTGGAAGGAGACGCAGCAGATGAAGAAACAGACACTAGCGGCAATCGTGACTGAAATTGAACAAAATGTAAAGGAACGTAAACAAGACGCTGGGCTTAGGTTTCATTACGCCGGAGCCTCGTACGACCTCGCCGACCGGGCGGAGCGAATGGCGGCGATACAACGCGTGACTGACGATTACGTAAACAGCCCCGATCCGGAATTACTCGAAAGGCTGACGGACGCTATACTTGACGAAGAGTTGACGGACACGCATCCGGATAAGGTTACGAATACGGAGTACCCGTTCATGTCGGAATGGCAGCTTGATTTGCGCCGCGACCGCGAAACCGGGCTGAAAGCGGCCGAGGAAACGGGTGCCGACGGTCGAAATCACCGGAAACCAACGCGACGCCGCCGGACGAATTACGAGAACTGGCGCGTAGATAGGGACGCTAAGGGTCGGAATAGGGCGCGCCAGGAGCAGTATAAGCGGGATACAGCGGCCGGGCCAGTTGTGCGGGAGGCTACGGAACCTTTCGTCAACGCGCGAAGTCAAACGGCCCGCTGGCGGGATACGTTGAGTCTCGTTCAATAATTCCAATAACTACCGCCTCATTACGATTGGGCCGCGCGCTATAATCGTAGTGAGGTGGTTTTTATGTTCGTTGAACCGATGTTACTCGGAAAACGTGAAGAACCGTTTGACGACAGCCGTTTCGTTTTTCAACCGAAAATAGACGGCCATCGCCTTATATTATCGCGGACAGCCGGGGTAGCTCGTTTGTATACGCGACACAATAACGACGTAACACGGCAATACCCGGAATTGCATAGCGTTCCAATTGCTGGCGGGGTCGACGTCGTTTTGGACGGCGAGGTTGCGCGGCTCGATGATACGGGATGGGTCGATTTTGAGGCGGTTATGGAGCGGTTTCGGCTCGCAAAGCAGGCGCGAATTAATGCGGCAGCTCTCGCTAAGCCCGTACATTATTACGTATTTGACGTGCTACGGTACGCGGGCGAGGACGTTCGAGGTTGGCCGCTAACGGAAAGGCTTGCGTTGCTAAATCGGATTATTACGCTGAACCCATATTACTCGGTCGTGCTGACGCTGCCCGGCGCGGGCAAAGCGCTGTTTGAGACGATTAAGGCGCATCGCTTGGAAGGTATCGTAGCTAAACGGAGCGATAGTTTGTACGTTGGCCGGCGGTCCGATAATTGGCTGAAAATTATTAACTACGAATACGCCGACGTTACGATCGCGGGCTGGCGTAAAGGGGATTTTGGCTGGCTCGCGAATATAGACGGACGGTCAGCGGGCATAATCGAATTAGCTGTTCCGGCGGCGCACCGAAAGGCGTTTTATAACATTGCCCGTCCGCTGGTAACGGGTGAGGATCGAGATTACGTTTACGTGGAGCCACGCATAAAGGCGCGCGTAAGGTTCCGTAATTTTTATAAAAGCGGAATGTTGCGGACGCCAGAATTCGTCAGCTTCGTGATCTAAGTGGTTTTGCTCGGCTTGTTACGAAGTTGAGCGCCTATTTCGTCGACGTAATTTGTAAGTCGCGCTGAGATTTCGTTCCGCAGCGCTTCCCGTGCAATACCGAACCGTTCGTTATAACCGCGGCAAGTGTAGCGAAAATAAAGAATCCCGTCGCCGGCTTCTTCGTTCTGAACCTTAATGCTACGTTTTCGCAAGTCACGTTTTAGTGCGAACTGGTCATCGGATACACTGTTCATTAGAACTTCGAGGCAGCGCGTCAGTAGGCTCTTTAGCGGAAGCCGGGAAGCCTCAACATTATCAATACCGTTCTGTAACATCATAACAATGTACGGATACATGACGGCGTCCCGGATCATCGTTAACTCGTCGATTGTCGGCCGGCCTGTCGTGGGGATTCCGGCCTTCTTCGCGTCGTATTGCTCCTGATGCTCCGTTAACAACATTTTTCCGGACCAGCGGTTATTATCGTCTAGTTTACTCATAAAACGGGCACCTCCGTAATAAGAACGTATGTTCCTATTATACGTAGAGGTGCCCGTTTTATGCAATAGGTAACGTTTAGGCTTCGACCAGCGTAAGTAATTCCGCTGGAGAGACGTCAAAGTAAGCACACAGCTTCGCTAATAAGTCGCGCGGATACCGTTCCATTTCGTCGTTGTACAGTTGACGCACACTCTCGAAACGGTAATCGATATCACGCGCAATTTCTCGTATAGATACGCCGCGAGTATCGGCCAGGGCGCGTAAGTTTGAACGGATAATCATCGCAAACACCTCCGAATAACGCTATTATACGTTGACTCGAAAAAAGTGTCAAATAAGTATTGACTCGCAAAAGGAGTCGTGTTATTATTAAGTTGTGGATGACACGATAAGCGAGTCGGAAGCAGGTCGGAGGTGAAAATAAGCAATGCAAGATTGGGAACCGCTCTTATCCTCGATAATCAACTTACTAGCCGCGTGCATCGCATTCGCAGCCGCAGGGAGAGAAAAGAGCAAGAAAAAAGGAACCAAAAAACGTCGCCGTCCGGGCAAACGAAAATAGGTTCCATTGGAAGGTCGGTCACGACCCGGCCTTCCTCCCAATCTTAACATAAAGTAAGGCGGATATAAAGATGCTGGCGAGCTTACGCGGGAGGTATTTAAGATGGCAAAGAAGGTATACAAGTCGTTACAACTGCCGAGCAGTATTGATAAAACACGCATGGAATGGTCTGGAGATGACTGGAACATTTGGATCGAGAGATTGGAGAATGGAAAAGTGAAATTGCATGGCGAGTTGTTAGAGTGGCAAGAAGACGGTAACGGCGATGGTGATTGGGAAGGTATCCCAATGTGCCGGGATGAAATATTGGATATTGCCGATAGGTTGGAACTCGTCATTCCTGGCAACGAGAACAGGAAACTGTCGGACGTGTTTAAACGGAAATCAACGGCAGGCAAGTAATACAGGCCCTTCGGGGCCTTTCGGGGAGGTGACGTCATGCAAACGGCAGCTACGGTAATATCCGCAATCGCCGCGCTCATTCTCATTGCGGCCGCGGTCCGATTTTGGCGAAATAGACGGAGGTAAAACGTAACAGGCACGTGAGTTTATGGTAATATATAACTATAATATGAGCGGAGGGAATGGCGAAATGACGATTGTTACGATTAATCCGGTAAACGAGGAACATATACTCGGCGTCATGGCGTATGCCAAAACGGTCGGATACGTGGAGGCCCGGGTATACGATTCAGGCGACGTCATTTATGCGTTAGAAGCCTCGCACCGTGTCGAAGCCGCTAAGCGTCTCGGCCTTCCGCTCCGCCTCGTCTCAATGGAATGGGATGACGTAATGGAAACGGACTGTGACGTAGATACCAACGAATACGGTACAGCACAAGTTTCAACCATTTTCGAGTATGCTTACGACAATATGGCGCGACATAAAGGCGGCGTCTATTCCGAAGAAGATTTCGAAAGCGTGGAATTTTTATGATTAAAGCGTGCCCCGTATGTGGAGGTCCGCTCGGTCGAAACAAAAACGCCTGCTCTCACACATGCTACTCGGCCCTACGGCAGAATTTGCGGAATTGCGCTGTCTGCGACACTCCGTTTCCCGCAGCGCCCAGCAGTACAAAGGTTACGTGCGGGCCTGCCTGCTCCAAAACTCTCCGACAGAGCCTCGTTGCTGACGGAAGAAGCGGCGATTTGCAACACGCTCACGAGGTCGCGACGAATCATCCGCTAACCGGGCGCTTTGAGACACATATGCACGCGAAAGAATGGGTTATACAGTCGCCGGACGGAAAAACGTTTCGATGCCGTAACCTGAAGCTTTGGCTCCGGGAGCATGAGGATATGTTGGAGGGGACAGTTAAACAGGCGTGGGATGGGATTACTAAAATCAAATATTCGATGCAAGGAAAAAGAAAAAATATGTCGCATCAGTGGAAGGGATGGCGGCTGCTTGAATGGGGAGACTAACCCGCTATCCAATCGGACGGCGGGTTTTTACTATTTTGCGTAAACGAACGTACAAACGTCCTGCACGTAGAATTCCAGGCCGTCCGGACCGGCCAGCACGACGGTTCCTTCTCGCACCTCAACAACTCGCCCGGAGCCAAGCAATTCCCCGTCCTGGAACACGTCGACCGCCGCATTATCGAGCGCAGCCGTGTGAAAATGGACCGGCGACGTTAATGTGCGAAGCTTCAACGTAGTTCACCTCGCAGCCAGCGGTTAAAATCGGACGACTCCACGAACTTCTTAACGTTATAGGCCGCGCCTTCCAACGTATTAGAACCGTCAACACGGTGCGCTGGCGATGCTGAAATGGTATTTCCGGTAGGCAAACGCATGATAAGGCCGTACATTTCGCCGCCGCTCCGATAATAATCGACCTTACATTTGATATCGCCGGGACCAATGATTGTTTGCGATGATATAGCGTTACTCATTATACCAACTCCTATCGGACATATTACGAAGATATTCGACAAGTTGGCGGAAATTTCCTGCAATAAGGCACCTTTTTACCCCTTTAGTTACCTATACGTTATAGACGGCGCTTCCATACGGAGGCGTCTTTTTTTATTTTCGCTAATAAACGAATGAGGCGGCCTAAACTCCGCCTGATTAGCGCACTTTTTGATAGGAGGCGCTACTATTACGAACAAGGTACGAAACAACACAGACACGGTACAGACCGTAACGATAAAGTTAAATCCCGGCGAGGAAGCACGCAAGACAACCGCCAGGCAACGGAGAAGCTTCCGCGAACGCGAGGAGCACACCGGCCGGACTAAGGAGTTTACGTTCGCTGACATTAGCGAATTAGACGCCGTAATCAGCGCGTTAACGACGGCACAATGCGGTTATCTTCTCGTGCTACAGTGTTACGTTGGTTACGATGACGGACGTCTTGTTGACGTAGATAAACGGGCGTTAACTACGGCGCAGATGATGGACGTTCTCCAGCTTAAACGTAAGCGGCAGACGTTCTACGACTTCCTGACGGTAACGCTTGATAACGGAATACTTACGAAAAATGATGACGGCTCTTATTGCGTTAATCCTCGGTACCATTTCCGGGGCGCGACGCAGAATAGGGCTGTCATTCGTTCGTATACGGCGAAAGTCCGGCACATTTACCGTGAGGTGAACGCGGCCGATATCGGGCTTATGTACCGGATGCTGCCATATGTCCACTACGGAACTAATGCGCTCTGCGCCAATCCAACGGAAACCGATCCGCTGAAGATTCGGTGGCTTAACGGTAAGGAGCTAGCGGAGGTAATCGGCGTACATGAGAAATCGCTTAGCCGAAGCTTGCCACACATGAAATTCGGCGGCGAGTACGTGATTGCCCGGCTGAAGTTCGGTTCGGGTAACGAGCCGGCCCGCTACTTCTTCAATCCGAACGTATTTTACCGGAAGAGTACGACGCCGGATGATACGTTACTGGCGATGTTTAACGTCGGCTATCGGACAAAAAGGTAACCTTATTCGTACAAATCGGACAAAAAGGTAACCTTATTCGTACAACGAAAAATGCCGAAATCCCGCGTGGCTCTAAGTGAGTCGGCGATTTGGGGTCGAAATTATTTCTTAGTCTTCTACTTGGACGGAAAAGGCCACGTTTGGAGAGTCGGTATTAACGTAATGCTCCTGTTAACTCGGATCGAGTTGCGCGAGCGGGGCGGGATATCAAAATATTACCGTCCTCTTTTAAAAGCAAAAGAGGCCGGGATCAATAGAGATTATTAATACATCTGGATACGTGATGATCTTTCACGTAGACAGGGCAAGGCCGGAAGGCCGCGGCAGGCACTTAAGCTCCCGCTCAATCAATGTGATTGGACGTGAGCTAACGTATAAGGGACGGAGGTAGATACGATTGTTAACATTAATTCTCGTTATCCTCGGCGCTCACCTTACGTTGTTCCTTACCGCATGTGTACTCGTTAGGGAAGCGCTAATAGAAGCGAGTTGGATCGATAGATTACGTGGGATAGGCGCTATACTGGCGCTACCATCGTTGTTTATCGTACTTTACTTCGCATGCAGGCGTCATCCAGGCGGGATATTGTAACGTCTAAGAAACGGAGGTTAACGAAATATGGCGAAGACACTAACAACGGAGCAGTACGTAGCAATCCGCTACCTAGCGCTGCCGAAATCGGAGCGTCCTACGGTAGACGAAATAGCGCGCGAGTGCGGCGTACATCGATCGACTATATTCGAGTGGAAGAAGCATCCGTTATTCGAGGCGGAGCTGAAACGTCAAATGGTACGGAACAGTACGGACATGCTGCCGGACTTGATCGAGTCATTGCCGAAGATTGCGATACGGGACGGCAATGCGGCCATGGCGAAGCTGGCGTTACAGATTAACGGGTTGCTTACGGATAAGGTCGAGGTAGAGACGAAGGGTGACGCTGGTACGGATATAGAGGCGTTAAGGGCACGGTTAGAGGCGATGAAAGCCGTAGGCTCGTTAAGGAAACGTGAGGAGTCGGATTAACAGAGGAGAGGCGTTGATAATCCGTCAATTAATGTAGGGATACGTAGAAGGGTAGCGTTAGGGGTACGTTCGATTATCGGACTAATGCCGACTTATAGCGTAATTACCTGCAACGCGCCATTTTTGCGGACCCGCCCGGAAATTTTCGGAGCAGGCCGCCAACAGCGGAAATTGACCGTATTTTTTCGTGTTGATACGTAAAATAGTGCAAATTTGGCGTTGGGGAAGCGGACTCTTAATGTAAGAAAACGATAGGAAATCGTAGAAAACAGCGTAGCGGCGCGGGTTTATCGTGTTCGTATCGTATGCGAACGGATATGAATAAAATCCGTGTTTTACGCATATGTAGGTCGCGTTAACGCGTTAAAGTAGTTACCCCCAAGGGGTATATCGATATTTTCCGGTTCAGGTGCCAGAAAAATCGGCATATCAAAATAAACTTCCGGAGGTTGATTCGTATTCGTACGTGTACAGAGTGTCAACAAACGGAGGGCAACGTAAAGTTTAGCGGCCATCACCGCAGATGTAATAGGTGTCGTAGCATTGCTCAACGTGAATACAGCGCAGAGTATCAGCGTAATCGTCGCGCTAACGAGCCGGAATTTGTTGCTTATCAACGGGGAAAGACGCGTGAGTACCGACAACGTAACCCACATGCCGCCTTCTATACGACATCGCGATACCTAGCGGGAAAGGCTGGTGTCTTCTCCGATTTATCGTTAGAGGACGCGTTCGATATTTATCACACGTCGGACATCTGCGGATACTGCGGAAAAGAGCGCAGTCCAGACGATCCATACGAGGGTAAGCGAGCGTTTCATATCGATCACGTTATCCCGATGGTGCAGGGCGGTCCGAATAGTCGATGGAACCTCGTTAAAGTCTGCATCAGTTGTAATACGTCAAAAGGTTCGGCATCGCTCGTAGACTTCCGCTCTCGCACGCCAGACCTCACCACCGAGCGTTACGAGATTATTACCGGAAAAATGGCGGAACTATCCGGTAAGTCGGCGGCCCAAGTTGAAGAACTTTTGACGCAATCGCACGAATTTGAACTCGCACATCAACGGGAACGGGCGCGGCTTATGATGTTGCTTAACGCTGCTTAGTTTAACCCGTCTAAAATCCGCTCTAA